AAATACCATATCTACTATTCTTCCTGCTTCTCCTTTTTCAGACAGAAGACCTAATAAGGCTGCTATACCAAAATGGATAAAAGCCTGAGTTCCTTCTAGTCCCAACATAAATACAACTAGCATTGTAACTGATCCTGCGAATGCTCCACAGATAACCCTAGCCCAAAATGGCTTAGTAGTTCCCTGATCTTTATATGCTTGATAACAGCTACCTATAGTGCCAAATGCAATTAAGACTATAATGTATGTTATTAAATCTAATGTAATATTGTATTCCAAATAATCCCTCCTATTTTAGATTAAAGTCAGCTCTTGAGAAGTATCAGCATGGAGCTGCAATAGTCTTACTATTTCAGGATCTGGCTTAGATACTTTCATTCCTAATTTTTCTCTAGAATCTAATCTAGTTTGTCTATTTTCTAGATCATTTTCAATTGATTTGATTCTATTGTTTATATTATCTACCTCTAGTTGTTTATTATAGATCCATTCATTGCCACTCCAGATATAAAATTGCCCTGGAGAAAGAATAGTTTTTACTTTATCTCCTTCTAGGACTTCTCCAATCCCGAGGGCTTTGTACCCTTTTTCTATCTGTTCTCTATCATTTAGAAAATATAGAGTAAAATCAGGTTGAATAATATACGGTTCTGTTATTTCCCCCTCGTATACAAAATGAATTTTAGGATCATAGTCATATGGAAAGGCTGTTTCATATTTCCCATCGATTCTATTTTCATCTAGAGAAATAGATTTTATAAGTTTTTCTTTGGCTAGTTCCCATGTGTTAGCCGGTTCTTTTTTTAATAAGCTATATCTCATTTTTCACCTCTTTTTTTATCTATCGACCAAAACAAATTTAGAATTTATCCAATAGTTTTTTTTATGCCGTAAATTTTATACAGTGTAACTCCGGTTATATCTAATGATGTAACATCTACACCATCAGTTGTTATTCGGGCGAAATTACCATAATGTGGCTCATCATTGTCCATAATATTTATTTTAAAATTTGGTAAATTTTGTTTGAAAATACTTATATCTCTTCTAGCAGAAAATCCTTCCCCTACTCCCGTTCCAGTTCCAGTGACCAATATTTCTGTATAATCATCAAATTTTGTAAGAGGGAATGTATGTGAATCTCCAACATGAAAATCAGCTATTAGAACTAATTCTTCTTTGTATGATAAATTCTCTATTTGTTCTGTATTATTCTGTATTGCATTTTTGTTTGTATTAGCTAATCCAAGAGCTTCTAATCCTTTATCATAAGCGGTCTTAACCGCTAATGCTGAAGCAACTAAAATCTTACTAGCTGAATCAACTACATGGGAGATTACGAGGTTAAATCCACTCTTCTTAGTAAATTTATTTTCTTTAGTTAATAGCCCTTCTGTAAGATCCTTTATAGTGACGTAGACATTACTTTGATCTATAACTGCATTAACAGTTCCTGCACTAGAAATATAAGTGATGATATCTTCTACTCTTTCTAAAATCCCACTAGATTCCCTCGGTATAAGATCGGGGGTAGCTGTGTCACAATATGAATAAAGCACCTCTATGCCATCTTCACCCCTGGCAAAAAGTCCTATCTCTCTTAAATAAGTATCTTCTGATATCCCACTATTATTAAAGGCGGCTCTTACTCTATAATTACCTGCTTCTAAAACAGTTGTACTTGTAATACTTAAAGTTTTAAAAGTTTCTATAAGAGATACTAAATCTTCTTTAATTGTCCCTTCAGGAATTATTCCTTTCCCTATTTCTACCTTGGTGAAAGTAATAACCTCACCTAGGGTAGCTCTAACTAACAAGTCTTTCCCTTTTTTTGTAAGTATTGTTCCTATATATTTAGCCATTTATTCCTCCTAAATATCCCTCAAAATCTGAAGCTGTATTGGGATCTAATGGAATTTCCTCAAAAATAGATGAATGATATAGGGTAGAATGGTAGGTTGACCCTTCCCACTGGCTGCTTACTATTATTCCATCTAAAGAACTTCTCTCATTTTTTGTTATATTAATTGATTTATATAATTCTTCTAATTTCTCGCCTGTTGGTGCGGTTTCTCCTACAACTTTAAAATGGTATGGATCTCCACCATATTGATACCATTCTAGTAACTCAAAATCTCCATGAATATCTTTAACTGTTTTTTCGACTGCATATCTGGTTCCCTTTGTTTTCCTTACTATATATGCTGTTTCTACTAAACTAGCTTTGATATTTTTGGCTAGAGTTTGTTCATACCCCTCAACTCTCCATTGATAGGCTAATTCGTCTAAGACAGGCTCATCCAATACTTTAAAATCACCATAAAGAAAGAGGTTCTTTTCCCTGGCATTAATCATATCTAACTCTTCCTGGATAACTTGAATTAAGAGTTTTATCTCTTTATCTTCCTGAAGGAAATTAGGGAGAAGTTTTAAAAGAGAAATATCATCTATTTTAATCATCTTCAATCCCTCCATATCTTGGATTAATATTTACTTCCTTTGCTACCTCAAAAGAATTAACTTTTTTAAAAACAGGTAAAGTTATAGTTACTCTTTTAGCTCCTGCACTTCTTATTAGATAATTTAATTCAGTAGGTGTTATATCCCTTTTAAGGGCTTTCTTTTGCCATGTTATATATTCACTTACCGCCTTATTTACTTTCTCTTGGATCTCATTTACAAGCCCTAGATCTTTACTTGAGATGTAGTAAGTAAAATCTATATCATAGTTTATTTGTGTAGGTTTATTAACTACTAAATTATCTGTTAAAGGTCTTCTCTTATCTGCACTACAAATGGTTAAGACATCTTGGAGCACACTATCAGTAGGAAGAACACCACCTGTCATTAGGGGAGTTATCCTAACTGTTCCTGGTGTAGTCATCTCTACATTTACATCTATGATTTCCTGGTTAGCTGTTTTTGCCCAATAGATATATCCATCTCCTGGTCCTGCAGTTGAAAATTTACTAGGAGCTGTTCGGATCCTTTCTTTTAGGCTGCTATCTGATTCTACCTCAGCTCCTCCTTGAGATATTTCCATATTTATCACTGATTTAAAAAATGGAAAAGGGTCTACTATCTTATTTATTTCACCTGGAAGATATCCATTACCGATTATCCCTTCTTCAGTACAATATGCAATAACTTCTTTAATGGTTTCCCCTGGTTTAAATTCAAAATATGGTGTTAAGAAATACAAATTATTCCCTGGTGTAATTCTTACCGGATTAATTCCTAAAAGATGTTCTTTTGCTTCATCTATTTCAAACTTTAAAAGTGCACTGGCTTTTTTAGCTCCTAATCTTTCTGTGTCAGTAAAGGCTCCCATCTCAGTAGCATACTCTCCCTTGGTATACCTCAAAAGATTCATTTTTAATCCTTCATTGGTAGTTTCATTTCTGACAAACAAACCATAAGCTACTGTCTGAAGGAGCCATCTTCTTTCATCAGCTAATCCCAAAGAAGTACCACTTAAGTCTTCATATCTATTCACCATCCTTGCAAGGATCTCTTCAGAACTTTCATTATGGATATTTAAATCATTCAACTATGCTCACCTCCATGACTGGTTTTAAAGTCCCTCTTTGATGATCTGTTATATATTTAATCTTATGTATTTTTAATCGAGGCTCATATTTTTTAAACTGAGTTTTTATATCCATTAAGGATGCACTCCTATTTAGTGGTGAATCTACTATATCTCCATCTATTCCTATTCCCCTGGCTAGAATAACCTCACCTATTATTACAGAAAGGATATTTCTTCCGTTTTGAAGAATTCTATCTACTCCGGTAGCTTTTAAATCAGCTTTATTTTGTGGTTCCAATGTATAGATCATTCTACTCTCACCTCTATCTAGATATAGCTCCTTGATTAAAGTCTTTATGGACTATCTTTTTTTTTATCTCTTTTTTAGGCTTAATTATTATTTCAATATTATTCTCTAACTCCTTGGTATACTCTTCTAATGTAAGGGAAACATCTATTTTTCTTACCTTCCCACCATTGGTTATATATTCATATCCCGCATTGTAGGAAGTAATTACATATTCACCAGTTCTTACAGGTTCATTTCCCAATGTAAAACCTAAAACCTCACCAATGTTCTTATATCCATTTAATTTCTTCAATAGTTCCTGAGGATCTACTCCAAAGTCACTCCTAAGAATCATCTTAAAAGAAAGAGCATCGGTATTTAAATCTATAAATTCTAGAGCAGGTTTCTGTCCTTTTCGAGTATGTTTCCCATAATTAGCTCCACCGCTTAGTTTTAAATCAGTAAAATTTAATATTTTTTTATTCTTACCATCGAAGGAGACTTCAAATGGAATATCTCCTAATTTTCCTATCATTATTTTCACCCCACTTTCGTTACTCGCGAAATATAAAAATTAAATTTAGCTTTTTATAATTTATAGAGTATACTCAAATTAATTAAATCTCCATAAGGTTTAATTCTTAGTATACTTCTCTCAATAGAAGCCTTGACTTACAAAGTTAAGGCTTCTATTGCGTGCTGATTATTATACCGGTACTGTAGTTAGTCTATTTTCTGCATCTTTATGTTTGTGCATATCTACATCTCCCTTAGGTGTGGTTAATTTACTTACTCCTACTTCTTTAGCGGTTGTTACGGCATTTATTCCCAATGAATCTCCGTTGATAGAAATAACTTTTGAATTGATAGTTAGGTTATCAGTTGTCATCACTATATTTTTAGAAGATATATTTACATTATTAGCACCCTTTATATCTACATCTCCTACACAATCTATTTCTAATAGATGTGTTTCAAAGTCATATTTAATCTTTGTTCCATCTGGAAAGATAATATATTTCATCTTACCGGTATCTTTTGGAAGGTTCTTTTCACTTGAATAACTCCCTAAGATAAATCCTACACTTGGTGCATGTGGGAGGAAAATACAGACTGTATTTTCTCCTATACTGGGCATTGAATAATTTTTTTCTGTATTCGTATGATCCATTAAAACTTTTAAAGGTTTAGATATGATCCCAGGAGCATCATCAAATTCTACCCTTGCTGTCGTTTTTTTATAATTTATAGATGATACCTTTCCAGTCCTTAAAAACCTAAACTCCATTAAAAGTTCAACCTCCTTCTCATATCTAAACTACAGATATATTCCTTGGTAATATCATGGGTAACTGAAGTAATTAGATAGACTCCATCATACCTTCCAAAACCTAAAATTTTAGCTGTTAAACCTGCTAAATATTCCGGATCCCCCATATGAGATATTTTCATTTTTGTTTCATTTTTATTCATATTTCTAAGTATCTTTTTTGCTCGTTCATTTAAAAAATTTTCTTTCTCTTCCTTAGTTGTTCCTGTTACTCCGGTATCTATATTTTGATAGAGGATTTTTCCTGTTTTCACTTTATAGAAAGAGCTCATAGGAGCTTCATATTTGCTTTTTAAGAGCTCCCCTAGGATTTGATCGTAGAATGTTAGTTCACAAGCATCATAGACCTCTAAATCATCACATTGAAGGTTATATCTCTTTAGATCAGACTTATTAAAAGTAATTACTGTTTCTTTATCTTCATATGTTTTTTCATCAAAGATAATAATTTTATCCATGGTTATCTTTATAGCCATCCCCTGCTCTTTTGAAATTCTAGCTAATAGACCTGAATCTGATTCTTTCATCTGGTCTACCTTATCAAAGAGAAACTCTTTCGCACAGTCATAGAATAGATCCATAGAATAAGTTTTTGAGATTTCCTGTGCAATCTCTTTTAGGGAAACGTTTTCCCAGGTATTATCTTTTTTTACTCCCTTGAGATCTTTGGTTATGTCTATAGAAGTTCCTGAGATACTCATGCTGTCTGGTGTCCCTGAAAAAGATAGATCATCTACAGTAAAAGTTCCGCATTTCAAAATTCGATTATCCCCTTCATTTCTCCAGTTAATAACTCCTATTTCCACTTTTAGTTTATCTCCTTTCAAGATAGCCCAATCTTTTATCCACCTTTCTCCTGTGAGGCTGAGAGTCACACTATCACCTTTATCTAGATTATCTGTATATGATAGACCTTTTAAATATGGAGATAGATCCCCTGTGATATCCTTACCCTCATAAGTTACAGTTATATAGGTTCTTCTGGATATCATGGTTGCCTCCAAGGTGGAAGGGTTGAGTTTTTAGTATTAGGAATATCTGGACATATTAGTTCTATCCCACCGCTAAAAACAACTATGTTTGTATATCTAGGATTTGCCCTCATGAGTTGTTTGGAAAATTTATCTTCCCCATAGACTTTAAAGCTAATCCCATCCCAGGCATCTCCTTGGATGGTTTTGTATATATCCACTTCTCTAGCCAAAACTCACCCTCCTTTCTAATTTAGTTTCTTCAGCAATAGTATCTTTAACAATTTTCTTGATTATTTGCGCGAGTTCTTCACTTGATTTTTTTAATATGTCACCTATATTATCTATGTTTCCCTGGATAGTAGGGTTATAATCTATTTTAATTTCTATATTTTTTTTAATATCTGTTTTTGATAATTTTTCTTTAACATTAGAGGCTAATGCCGGGATACCCTTACCTGCAAACATTCCTAGTTTAGCTCCTGCATGATACCAAAGATTTTTAGATTGCTGAGTGCCATCATGGGGAACAATAGTTTCTGGTGCATCTCCTACTATTGCTAGATGAGGGGTAGTCATTATCCCGCCTGTAGCATGTCTTGGAATATTAGGATTTATTCCTTTTCCACCTTTTAGGCTATACTCCGAATTGCTTTTCTTACTAAAAGTAGTTTGGTTTTCATTCCCTTTTTCACCTTTAAATTTTTTATACCAACTATAAATTCTTTTAATCCCTTTTAAAAACATACCTAAAGGGCTGTATTCAAAAACTTTATATAGAGGAGATTTTTTAAATACATCCCATAATTCTAAGGTTTTAGATTTTATTTTATCAAAATTGGTATATATCAAATATCCTGCTGCTGTAACTGCAGCTAAAATTAAAAGGATTGGATTAGCCATTAATGCAGTAAAAGCCGTTCCTAAAGCTCCTACCCCAAAAGTAGCAGCTCCTAATGCTAGATTTACACCTACAAACCCTGTTACCGTTAGAGTTAAAAATTGTGTTAATCCTGGAAATTTCTGTGCAAACCCTGTGATTATCTGTGATCCTTTAGTAAATAACTTTGTTAATACCTTTAAAGGTGGAAGCAAGAAGTTAGTAAAAGCTAATCCTAGATTAAGTAGTGATTTACCGAATATTTTTAATTGAGCTGAAGCAGTAGCATTTACATTATTGAATTCTTTATTTATACTGTTGGCCACTTTTTTCTTATCATTAATCATGTCTAAATTATTTTGAAGTTTTCCTAATTGGTCGGACAATGGTAATAGTGCTCCTACTGCTTCTTCACCAAACAGCATAGTCCCTATAGACATTCGTTTACTTTTATCTACATTTTTAAATGCACCTAAAACTTTCTTGATAGTCCCCATAGAATCTTTTTGCATATCTCTTGCAATCTGTCCTGAGTCAAAGCCTAATGCTTCAAAGGCTTCTTTTCTGCTT